GGAATTGAGATGGGAAAACCTTTAACAAAAACCAATTTATCTCTCGTACATCCTATCTGTGTAAGATATGCAGACAAGATGTCGAGTAAGAGAGTTATTCATGTTACCGTAGGTAACGGCGACGATGGTTCGTCGTTACTAGGTGCAGATGAGCTTGAAGATATTCTAGAATGGACGCAAAACTTTTTAAAAGCTGCGTCCATGCTAGGATATGAAATATCTGAGGAAGATACATTCTTGACAGAAGACTGGGGAGTCTACTGTGAAGAAATAATCAGAATTCCTCTCTCACGCTTTCACATAACACGTACATCGTGCCGTCTTAAAGACAATAATCTATGTCCGTACCTCGATCACCCTAAATTGGTTACGGTGATCGATGTACAGAAAGATAGAAGAGATTTCTCGAGTGATCCGAAAGGAAAGGTAACTTTGCTTGCGAATGATAGAGATTACGTCTTAAACGATAAACGTAAGAATGTATACCAGCTATTTGTCGTAGCTGGTGCCATTCAAGATGTTTGTCTTAATCTTAGAAGACAGAAAATACCGATCTATTTGCCGAAACAAATATTCGGTATTGGAAGAATTATATGGGAACCGATTCCGTGGGCAAATGCTATTTGCTCGCAGAATCAGTTCTGTATCTCGGTTACGTACCGAGTCATAAGAGAAAAGATCGGAGAACTACCTGCAGTATTAACTTTACTGAAGGGAGTTCTCAAAGGAAGACATTTCGAACAGGAATCATTCATCGAGGTAATGACCATCCCCGAGGATGACCCTGTAAAAACGTTTGTAGTTATACCGGGAGATAAGAGAAAACTCTTTCCCGTCGGTGTAATACAAAAGCTTGTTGGAGAGAAAGAGCTTATATCTGAGCGAGAAGTCGCTAAGGCATATCTCTTTCGAAAGAGAATGCAGGAACTAGAACCAAATCAACCCGAAGTTGATCTGTTTGAGATCTGCAGAAAAGCAGAGATAGAGTACGAACGTCCAAGCAAGGACGAACTTATTCGCGTCTGCACTAGATTTGTAGAATTGTATAGACAATCACCATATACTCTCAACGAGGAGTATGTGGATGATATCTACGATCCATCGGTAGTAAAGTGGCTGTCTGAACGTGACCCTTTAAGGGTCAAGATAGACTGGGACTTTATTAAGGAGTTTAAGAAAGAGAAGACGTATGATACGCCATACAGACGTAATGTACGCAATCTCATGGAATGGTTTACGGATAATTGTCATAAGATACTAATGGGAGAATCTTACGACAGTCCTCCGGTCGAAATACTAGAAGACGACCCGATTATTATCAGAAATATCGGACTTGATAAATCTGATAATAATTATGTTATAGTAACAAATGATGCGAAATTATACAGACAGTGTGAAAACATGTTTGTTAATAGAGCGTTTGCAATGATTAATATGAGAAATTGGTTATTACTGGATGCCGACGAGGCTTCAGTAATAAGAACTCTCAAAGAAGTTTGGAGAAATAAGCCTGATTGGACCTTGGTCGTGGACCAAGGTAGTTATGAGGCTGAACTTATGAAGCTAGACGTCGAGGAAATAATAGTCCCCGAATTTAGCGAAGATATAGATAGGAGAAAGGTTAGAGAGAATCCCAAGGAATCTGTCTACCTACCTCCGAATAATATAACTGTGGAAAACTTTACTAAACTCGTGATGATTAGTAAAGTTAGCCGCAGAAGGCTCGGGCATTTGCACGCGAGAAGCGTGTCGCCCGAAATTTAACCGGCCCCCTCACCTTACAGATGCGGCACCTTTTGGGACGAGTCCCTCGGGGCGCATTTGGCCTCTAAAGCGAG